TCTTCTGCATCGTAGGAGAATTCACCACCAAAGTTAACTTTTGTGATAAAAGGATTGTGGAATGTGTAAGTTTCCAAAACGCGATTCTCTGCGTCCAGTTGGAAAACCTCCAAGTTACTCATAGCAACTACTGCTTTCCCCTTAGTAAGACCAACGGTAGCATCGGGCAGACTTTTTGGGTAAATATAGCCCGCAGCATAAATTGCGTTCTGAAGGAACAAGGCAGCGTTTTGAACATCTCCATCGTCTGCATAGTCTTTTGCAATATCCATAAACTCAATGTTAACAATATTCCACTGTTGGGTTCCAACGGGAAAATGAAACTCATGACCCAAGATCTTGTGCTGTTTGTCCGGCATTGTAAGTTCGGGTCGGGTAATTTTCCTCAACAGGTAAGGATAAAGAACCCTACCGTTTCCAACCTCTGCGACAAACTTGAATTGCCGCTTCGGTTGGATTGTGCTTTGGTGCCAAAATCTATTCTTTGTTCTAGCCATTTATTCATATTCTCCTACTTTTATTATTAACTAGTTCTTTTATATTATTCTGGAAACTCTGCACCAGTGTTTGTGATAATGAAGTCCAGAGCAATAAACTCAATCGCTCTTGCTGGTTTAATGAAAAGCTTTGCATAAAGAATGTTTTGGTCAACAAGGTCAGGTGTGGTGGTTGTGTTGTCCAAGACAAATCTGTAATCTACCAGACCCAATCCATCTTTCACTCCTTCCAGAACTTCGTTTGCTCTTCTAGAGAAGTCAGACCACGTTGCTTGAACGTTTTGCTCGAAAAGAACAGTTTTTGCAATTGCCGAAATTCTTCGCTTCAGGAAGATAAGCAGTCGTCGAACATTAATCCTATCCAATGCCGACCTTTCCAGTTGAAGGGTTTTCTGTCCGAAGACCACGATACCTTCTGCGGGGAAGTTAGCAATGGGGTTAATTCCGTTATCGTAAAGGTCATCTCTCTCAGAAGAAGTCAATCTATCTTTCACGTTGACAACGGTCACACCAGCCAGACCGGAGGAAAGACCACCTCGGTTGAACCCTGCCGGAGCAAACCAAACATCAGAAGTTTGTTTAACTCGCCCAAACACGCCAAGCATCGCAACGGAGGGGGGAACAGTAACAGTTGCGTCATTTCTTGCATCAACAATATCAACCCAAGGATAGAACGTGCAAGCATAAGAGTGATTGACCTGTGCCAAGTCGCCCCGTCTGTGGTTGATTGCACCAGAAACAGTTCCTCTTTTCGCGTTTGTTCCAACCTCGGAAGGTTTGAGAACTTCAAGCGGTCGATATTGAGAATCCAAATCAAGAACTGCAAGCATATCGCCTCTTTCACGAGCATAATCAGCCAGTTGAACGTTCAAGTTGGGTTCCATCAGGCCGGGAACTGCTGCAACATCTGCGTCCAAGAACTCAGGATCTTTGAACATTTTGATAGCCGTGAGGACGGAGTACCAAGCATAGTTTGTTCGGCCATCATTTGCAGCGCCACCGTCCAATTCATCGATGGAGAAAGGATCTTTTTGTTTGATGTCCAGACCATCAAAACCACCGTGGAGAGGCATCGTAAACTTATTATAACCAGCGTCCAAAACAATCTTCCAACCTTCGGAAGTGTTGCTGTAAAGGCGCGTCCAAGAGGCTGCTGCAACGTTGGCTCCCTGCGGCTTGTAGTAAATACCAGTAGCAGAAATAGAAGAGCCGCCTGTGCGGTTTGTATTAGCGTACACAGCATCATCTTGCCACCCTTTTGCAGAAGAAGAAGCTTGTCGAACGTCATCCAAAGAGAATGCGAAAGTGTGAACAGTTCCAGTACCTTTTTCCCAAGGATCAATTCCGGCTCCAGTTTTGCCTTCCAGTGGATAAGTAAGGTCCAAATAAGCTCTGGAGTAGTAACGACCGGTATCTTCGCGTGTCGTTCGAACACCAAAGTAAGCCCCTCTCGCCAATCCGCGAGTAGCGTTAGAGGCAGTAACACGAAGAAGATAATCAGGCCACTCTAGGGAACCAGTAAACGCTTGGTTTTCGCCGGCGTTGTTTGACACAATGCAATCTACATCTCCAGTCGCGTTAATGTCATACGCCACTGAAGAGGAAGCGTAAGAACCGGACCAGTTAAGATATCCGGTCGCAGGATCAAGAGCGCCAGAACAAATTTGAAACTTCTGTCGTCGAGCCGGCCCCAAGAAGCCAAACGGAACCAGTTCAGGATTTGCGTTACCTGCCTTTACGGCTGGGTGCATTTCAACTCGAATATAGCGAGACCGGTTTGGAAATTCACCAACAACATCAAATTTATCAGTTGTCTGATCCAGCTTAAGATATTGATCTCCAATTCTTCTAGCAACATAATCAGAAGAACGAGGATTGAGATTGAGGTTATCAAATGCTTCCAAGATTTCTGGAGCATCATCACGATCAGAAACCCCGCGAACCTGAACACTAAAAGTAGGATAAGGATCTGCTGCGGAATCCACTTTAGTATATCGAATATTTGAGATAGAAACTTTAAGGTTTTTCGAAGCCCAGCTTCCCTCGGTCAGGCCAACAAGTCTGAACAATCTCTGGGGAGGGTTATCAATCGGGTCAAAAGAGCCGGCTGCTCCCAAGTCTTGCGAGAATACATATCCAGTCTTTGCAGCTTGTGCGGGATAACGATAATCAGCTTTGTTGTTTTCGGTTTCTTTATCCAGCGCTGTGATGAAAGCAAGAGTGTCTGAATTAGAATCTGCATCAGCCAATTTCTTGATGTTGTCTTCAAAGGTCTCACCAACCCAGAAAAGCTCTCTTTTATCATTCAAAGCAGAGTTACAAGCAACTGGGCTTGTGTTCATTGCTTTACGGATAAAGTTTGCCTTATCCGGGTTCAAAGAGATTTTATATTGTTTTTTCTGAACTTCATCATATCCAGCAGCGATAGAAGATGTAAAATACAAATCAATGTCTGCTGTGCTCATTTTGCCCGTAAACTTACCCAAAAAGTGAGTTGCAGCATCTGAACCTTGTCCGACAGCCAATCCGGCCTTTTCATCAATGTAGAAAACAGCAGCAAGAGAGCCTGTTCCGTGCTCACCGCTAGAAGCTGAAGGTAACAGCCAAAGGCCATAAGCACCGCCGTTGGCTGCTAAGTCAGAATCAGGTGTAATATCAGTTGTTTTCCAACCAGCATAGCCGGCCTCTGATGCTTGTGGGTGTTGGTATCCGCCCAATCGGATAAAAGTAACAGGAGCAGCGTTTCTCAAGTAAGCAACAGCAGCGTGTGCTCCATAGTGGGGGGAAGTTGTGTTTTCATCTCGCCATCCGTCCCCTGCTGAAACTCCTCCAGCAGCAGGAACGCCAAAAACTCGAATAAACTCATCAACAGAACTAACAACAACCGGTTTCATCAGAGGCCCTTGCTGGGAACGCCCAACAATAACAGGACCAACATTGGAAAGGATTGGCTCGTCAATGAAGCTTTGATCGATCTCTTCAATTCGAATTCCGGGGGATCTAAATCTAAAATTCTTAGCGGACATTCAATAATCTCCTATACATCAAATATCATTTTTCTTATAATAAATAGGTTGATCAGGCTCAAAAAGAATTATTCTCCAAAGTTTCTATAATCTTTTACAGGATCAGTTCGATCATTCTTTTCACCTAAACTAGATTTCTCTCTCATAAACCTAACTTGAACTGGGTTTTCTCTTTCAACCAAGAAAGGCTTCGATTGGTTGTCGCCTTCGCCAACAAGGTAAGCAAAGACATTTATATTTACTTTTGCTTCGTATGTTCTTTCTTCCGAGCCCATATTCTCAACATTGTTTGCAATTCCAAAGTCATCTTGGATAAAAGCTTCATAAAAGTGCCCATTCCTAGAAAGAGGGAAATAGTTAATTCCACCAACATTGGAAATAAATGGATTAATCATTTGGTTCATTTGCTGTTGGAACTGAGCTTTAATGCTAATCTGATAATTTGCTTCAATGTAAACCGGGAGCGGAATAGAAATTGTTTTAAAAACATCTTTTTCTTCTCTTTTCTTTGGAAGAACAAAGTTGATTTGTCTTATTCCGGGGTCTTTAAAAGCGTCAGCGTTTGCAAAGTTTGCTGTTTTGTTTTGATTTAGTTTCTTTGTGATCTTTACTGCTCCGCCTCTATAGTCGTTGATCTCCGGCATTGGAGCAAAAAAGACACCGCGTTTATTCCTAGGTTTTGTAACGCTTGTTCTAGCAATTGTCATGATAGGGTAGATCAATCCACCTTCGGAATCGCGCAATTCTTTGTCGTTCTTGGATTGAAAAGATCTTTCAGCGGAAGTCCAAATAACTGGAACTTTTTCAAAGCCTTTGTTTGTTTCTATGGAAATATTAAGGTGCTCATCAACCCACTCAAAAACAGAGAAGTCAATGTTTTCCAAGTTTGAAGGCTGAAGATAAACAACTTCTCCATTTTCTAGTTTTTCATCTCTTTTTTTATTGTGCATTGAAAGTTCCTTCTCTTGCTCGGATACATTCTGCCATTATCTCAAAAGACTTGTCTCCTCGTCCAAACAGCCACTTGGGTTCTGTTAAGGTGACAATTTCATAAAAAAGATCTGCATAAAGAACAAAATCCCCTTCCCTAACAAAAAGATTTTGATCTTCTGTTAATCTTCTTTTGTGAAAGTTGATTGAGATCTTCTGCAAGCGATCAATTCCGTATCCTGTGTTGTTTGTTGCCTGTGAGTCCCACTTAACCATTGCGTGAACCCTGACAGGAGGGAGAAAGGTTTTTTCCATAGACTCTCCATAAAGAGGATGGAAGTTTGTCAACTCCAAATCAATAGGATAATAAAGGATAGTTTGCCCAATAACACGCTCGATCAGTTCATCGTTAACTTGCTTGACCAGATCTCTTTCCTTCTGGTTCAAGAACATTGGAGGAGGCGGAGCGTCTGGCTGTGACCATTTGTTATTTGTTGACATTTGTTACTTCCTTATCCCATCAAAATGTAATTTGGAGCAGACGTGAAAACCTTTTGCGCATTCTCTGTCATTTGAGCATCTGATTCAATTAATTTTGGATAAGTCATCTCATCCAAAATTGTTTTTAATTCTTCTCTTAATTTATCTTGCTCTTCTTTGCCTTGTGAAAGCAATTCAGAATGGTTAAGAGTAACAGATTCACCCGGAATTGGAAGAGTGCTGAATTTTCCTCGGATCTGTCCCAACATTTCTTTTGAAAGAGCCAAAGCAAACCTTCTGATCCACTGCTTTCCGATCGAGTTGATGCTTTCAAATGGAATGTTCGCAAAAGGAAGGGTGTTCATATTGTTGACACCATCAACACCAGAGGGGCGATCAGCATCGTCTTCCCAAGGATTTGAATCCACTGTAAACTCAAACCACATCTTTTTATTGTTCAAAAGAGAAGGTGGAATTGGGAAAATCCTAATCTTGTTGTTTCTAATCTCATAAGAATATTGAGACGTTCTGGTTCTAATTGCATCTTCATACTCGGCTGCTTGAGCTTTGTTTTGCCAAACTGGTACCAATTGGAAAGTAGAATCGTCTGCAAACTGCCCATAGGTGCTCAAGTTACCAGTTGCGCCCAAGCCGCCATAATACCCATAAAACCGCCAGATCGCTCTAGGAGAAAGATAATAAACTCTTCTGATCATGATTCTTTTGTTTTCATAATCAATTGTCGCCGGCAGTGAACCGGATGCAACAGAAGAAGAGATTGCGGAAATCAGATCATAATCCTGTACATCATCTTGCAAAGTAAAAGAAGAGGAATAAAAGTTTTGAGTGCCACCAACAGTTGCTTCTGTGGCTGCTGCATCTCCAAACCTTCTAGCATAACCATAAGAGAATTTTGTGTACTTTAAAGCCACGTTTCCGCCGCTTAAAGACGAAGAAAGGGTTCCTGCCTTGTATTCCCCCAAATGATCAAAAGAAGCCGTTGTAGCCCCCAAAGAATCGCCCAGAGAGTTCTTTGCTTGGTGGATGTTGACAAGGTAAGAATATTCTAAAGTTGCTTCTTCATAAGCAGTATAGATTTGTTTTTCTGATAATTCAATTTCAAGAAGATCACCACCCAACTTACGGTAAGTGTAGTTAACCTGATCTGCCGCTCCGGAAAGAAAGTCATTGGAATTAAGATAGACCCCAAAAGGAACTGATGTGCTTGTTACATTTGCAACAGACCCAGTTTCAGGTAAGATATTTTTGCTTGTTTGACTGACAGGTGTTAATGTGGGGATAGCCATTCATTAGATCTCCCGATTTATAAGGTTTTCTAATAAATAGTTGAAGACAAAAGAAAACCCCCAACCTGAAAGGAAGGGGGTTTCAATAAAAGGAGGGTTGTAATTTTAACCTAAATTAAAATTATGCTCCGCTTTCGCCGTTAAGTCCGCGACAAACAACCAGACCGTACATATCGGGTCGGACCATTTTCTTGGCGTAACGGGTCATGACACCCTTTCGGGGCACGAAGTCTTCGACACCAAAGATGGTCGGGGTCACTTGCAGGGGCACATAAGGTGCGTACACATAACCGCTTTCAAGGAAGCTGGAACCTTTACGACCAACAAGAATCACGTTCTTGAGGAAGTAGGGGTCAACGTAAACGTCAAACTTCTTGGAAAGGTTGCCAGTCTTGACAGCACCAATGTCGCCTTTGGCAACATCAGCAGTGACAGAAGCACGGAAACCAGAGGTAAACTCAAGAATGTTTGCAACCTGCGGCGAACAAACAATGAAGTTTGCACCACCACGGAGAGTTTTGGTGTGGATTTCTGCGGACACATCGTTGATGGTCTCGACAAGAGTCTCATACCACTCGGAAACAGTACCGGTGAAGTCCGGAGCAGCAGTGTTTGCACCAACTTCTGCGCCAGTGGTTCGGTCCACAAAAAGACCGGGTGAACGCGACCAGTAACGGGTAGCAGCAGTAGCGCCGTTCACGAGGTCATTCAGAAGTTCACGGTCAATTTCAAGAGCAATCTGCTCGGAAAGGATCGAGGTAAGTTCAACTTCTGCATCCAAGTTGTGGTATGCGTTGAGGTCTTGACCAAGTTCCGGAGACCATTTTGCTTTGAGCTTTTTGGTTTGCGCGGTGACAGCAACCGAATCAACTTTAATATCGATTTCGGGGATCAAGTCGCGAGCCCTGCCATCAAAAGTACCAGCAGCAGAACCAGCACCTTCAAGGCCCCAAGGATCTCCACCGACAACGGAACCAATCGCGCCGCCGATATCAAAGTCGTCTTTAACCGGAGCAACCAGATTACCTTGTTTTTCAACGCCGGTTTTAATTGCCAAGTTAGCACCCCAACCAAGCTCGGACACAAAGTAAAGCTTAAGCAGAGTCGAAGTCTGCTGGGTCAGGCGACGAATTTGCTTGGTGTTGCCGGAAGCGATGTCAACAATTGCATCAACACCACCAGATACAAATTCTGCCAACTGGTCGCCAGTCATAGTAAACGCCGGCAAGTTATCATAGTCAAGCAGATCATCAGTAGTTTCGCCGAATACTTCCAGATCGGCGCGAGTAAGAGCAATCTCCCACAGGTTGAGAGAGGTCGAGCCGGAGAGGTCCGGGTCAAAGCGAATTTTCTTTGCTTCTGCATCGGTGATGGCGTCCAGATCAATGTAGTCAATAGCAGAGACTGCACTGGAGGTAACCCGACAAGAAGCGGTAGGGGAAGCATAAGTTCCACCCATCAAGTAGGGGCCACCGTTATTGGTAGTGTAGGTACTATCAATGATGTTGACACCATCTCTGATGCCTTTTGCCACTTTGTCAGTACCATAAATGGAGCGACCTGCGGTTTCACCAAGTCGTGAGTTGGTGTAGGTAAAGTCCATGAAGAAGATCAGGCCAGAGGGGAGGCTCATGGGCTGAACTGAAACGATATCGTTAGCAACGAGACCGCCAAAGACACGACGAACAATCGGGAAAGCAACAGCAGAGAAGCCTTCCACATCACCAGCAGCCATCGAGGATGCTTCTTTCAAGAGTTG